GGTCGGCGGCTGGAAGAACGTCCTGATCGCCTTCGCGGGCCTGAAGCTGCTTTCGATGGCGTCCGGCGTGCTGTCGCTGGCCGGCGCGCTGTTCAAGCTCGGTGGCGCGCTCGGCGGCGTCAGCACGGCCGGCGCGAGCGCGCTGCCGATTCTCGGCCGCCTGCTCGGCATCGCTGGCCTCGCGTTGTACAGCCAGGGGCTGAACGAAGGCGAGGAGCAGACCCGCCTCACGCAGCCGGGCGACACGTGGGATGGCGACCCGGTCGGCAAGGCGCGCGCGGCCGCGAACAGCGGCTCACTCGCGGACCGGCGGCGCTACCTGGTCGGCAGGCTGAAGGAAGCCGGCTATACCGACGCGCAGGTAGCCGGCATCGCAGGCAGCCTTCAGCAGGAGAGCCAGCTCGATCCGACGGCAGTGAACAAGACGTCCGGCGCCGCCGGCATCGCGCAGTGGCTCGGGCCGCGCGCGCGCCAGTTCGAGAAGCAGTTCGGGCACTCGCTCGCGCAGTCGACCTTCGGTGAGCAGGTCGACTTCATGCTGTGGGAGCTGAAGAACACCGAGAAGCAGGCCGACCAGCGTCTGCGGATGGCGAAGACAGCGGACGCTGCTGCCGAGATCCATTCGCGCGAGTACGAGCGACCCGGCGCGGCGGAGGCGAACATCGCGCGGCGCCAGCAGTACGCGCGCGAGGTGTTCGCGGGGCTCGGTCAGGCAAACGCCGCGCAGATCGCGCAGCAGACCGCCGCGGCGGCCGCGCCGGCAGGCGGCAACACGTCCTCGACCACCACAAACACGAACGAGATGCACGTCAACGGCCCGATCACCGTGCACACGCAGGCGACGGACGCTGTCGGCGTCGCGCGGGATCTTGGCGGCGCGCTGCGCCGCTACAGCTTCGTCGTGCCGCAGGCCAATACCGGATTGAGCTGACATGCCGCTGCCGAACCTTCCCGTTCCCGCCTTCCCGAATGTGCCGAACCTGCCCGGCGTGCCGCCGCTTATCCGCGCGCCGGGCGAATCGCTCGGCTCGTTCGCGATCTCGCTGATCACGACGGACGCGATCGGGCTGCTGGAAGGGCTGCTCGCGCCCGTGTGGGGCATCTTCGACGAGTTCGGCGCGCCGCTGGCGGTCGCTGACACCGCGCTGAGCCTCGAATACCGCGGCGACTCGCGCATCTCGAAGTACCCGCAGGAGCAGGGCGGCTTCGCCGACTACAACAAGGTGCAGATGCCGTACAACGCCCGCGTGCAGCTGGTGTGCGGCGGCAGCGACACGAAGCGCGCGGCCTTCCTGTCGGCGATCGAGGCGGCGAAGCAGTCGACCACGCTGTTCACGGTGATCGCGCCGGACGCGACGTACGAGAACGCGAACGTCGTCTCGTACGACCTTCGCCGCACGTCGAAGAGCGGCGTGACGATGGTCGTCGCGGAGTTGTACCTCGAGGAGGTGCGGCAGACGGTCGTCGCGCAGTTCGACAACACGCAGAACGCCGCGTCGCAGGATTCGGCCAGTCTCGGCCAAGTGCAGGGGCAGGTGCCGACCGCGGCGCAGTCTGGTCTGTTCGGCCCGGTATCGGTGACCACCGGCGTCGGCGGGGTGCAGTGATGTTGATCCTTCCCGTTGTCGCGAAACCCGCGCAGAACTTCAGCGTGCTGCTCGCCGGCCAGAACTGCCAGATCTCGGTCTACCAGAAGACGACCGGCATGTACCTCGACCTGTCCGTCAACAACGCGGCGACCAAGAGCGGGATCGCGTGCCGCGACCGCGTGCTGCTGATCCGTCACGCGTACCTCGGCTTCGTCGGTGACCTGACGTTCTTCGACACGCAGGGCGTCGACGATCCGGAATACGCGGGCCTCGGCGCGCGCTGGCAGCTCGTCTATCTAGAAGCGGGAGACCTCGCATGAGCTTCACCCGCAAACGCATCGACCTGACGATCACGCTCGGCGATGGAGAGTTCGGTGAGGACGGCTCGAACACCGTGACGCTGACGGGCCTGCGCGTTCAGTCACTCATCACGGTGCCCGGCGGCGACGCGATGGCGGCCGCGCAGATCCGCGCGTACGGCATCCCGCTGTCGATGATCAACCAGCTGACGACCGTCGGCCCGATCAACACCGCGATCCGCGCGCAAAACTCGGTTCAGGTCGCCGCAGGAGATGACGAGAACGGCATGCACGTCGTCTACTCGGGCACGATCGGCGAGGCGTGGGGTGACTTTCAGGGCACGCCGGACGTGCCGCTCAATATCATCGGCTACGCGGGTCTGATTCAGGCCGTGAAGCCGGTCGGCGCGCTCAGCTACGTGGGTACCGTCGACGTCGCGACGATCATGCAGGAACTCGCGAACACGATGGGCCTGACGTTCGAGAACAACGGCGTGCAGGTGCAGCTCTCGAACCCGTACTTTCCGGGCACGGCGCTCGCGCAGGTTCGCGCGTGTGCGCGCGCCGCGGACATCAACTACCTGATCGACCGCGACACGCTCGCGATCTGGCCGCGCGCCGGCGCGCGCGCGACAACGGGCGATCTGCCGCTGATCTCGCCCGAGACGGGAATGCGCGGCTACCCGACGTTCTCGAGCAATGGTCTCGGCATCTCGACGGAGTTCAACCCGAACATCAAGAACGGCGGCCAGGTGAAGGTGCAAAGCTCACTGCCGGTCGCCTGCGGCATCTGGAACGTGTTCGACCTCTCGCACGCGCTGGAAAGCGAAGTGCCGGACGGCGCGTGGTTCACTCAACTCTCGGCATACCCGCAAAATGGTGGATAACGCATTCGGCTACCGCGGCAGCCAGCGGCCGACGTCGGGCACGTCGCCGTTCAACGAGCAGTCCTTCCTCATCTGGCAGATCCTGCGCACGATCGCGGGCGCGCGCCTGGTGGAGGTGAAGTCGGTCACGAACGCCGGCAGCGTCTCGCCGGTCGGCTTCGTCGACGTGCTGCCGCTCGTGAACCAGCTCGACGGCTCCGACAACGCGATGCCGCACGGCTTGATCCACAACTTGCCGTACTTCCGCCTGCAGGGCGGCCCCAACGCGGTGATCATCGACCCGCAGGTCGGCGACATCGGCGTGGCGATCGTCGAGGACCGCGACATCTCGTCAGTGAAGGCGAACCGCGGCCCCGCGAACCCTGGCTCGAAGCGCATCTTTGACATGGCCGACGGCCTGTATCTCGGCGGGTTCCTGAACGGCGCGCCGAGCCAGTACGTGCAGTTCTCGTCGGCCGGGATCTCGGTCGTGTCGCCGACAAAGGTCACGCTGCAGGCGCCGCTCGTTGAGGTCGATGCATCGACGTCCTTCACCGTGAATTCGCCGCAATCAGGCTTCAGCGGCACGGTGATCGTGCAGGGTCTGCTGTCGTGGCTTGCCGGCATGACGGGCAGCACCGTCAGCGGTGTTGCGTCGTTCATCTCCGGCGCCGTGCAGTTCATCGGCACGATCACGTCGAATGGCCATGCTATCGACAGCACCCACCAACACACCAACTCGGGCGGCTCCGGGCTCGGCGGCCCGCCGCAATAAGCGACCATGGGAACAACACTTCTCCTCGACCAGACCACCTGGGATCTCTGCCTCGACGCGTACGGGAATATCGCCGTCGCGGCCGAGCCGTACGCGATCGCGCAGGATGTCGCGAGCGCGGTGCGCACGTTCCGCGGCGAGGCGTGGTACGACACGTCCGTCGGCGTCCCGTACTGGCAGGACATCCTCGGCAAGCGGCCGCCGCTGCCGCTCATCAAGAAGGACATCGTGACGGAGGCGCGCCGCGTGTTCGGTGTCCAGTCCGCGCAGTGCTTCATCACGTCCATGAAAGATCGCGTCATCACCGGCCAAGTGCAGGTCGCCACGGCCGACGGCGTGCTCCCCGTCAATTTCTGAGGCTCCGCATGTCGACACCCCCCACCTCCAGCGTACCGCCGATCAACTGGGCGCCGACCGGGCCCGTGGTGCCGGCGGAATCTGCCATCCTCACTGGCGTGCTCGCCGACACGAACGCGGCGTTCGGCGGCAACCTGAACATCAAGAACGAGGACGGCAGCCCGAACGTGACGACGCCGCAGGGGCAGCTCGCGTCGAGCCTCACGGCGATCATCGGCGCGAAGAACGACGACATGCTCGAGGTCTCGAACGGCGTCGATCCGGATTTCGCGAAAGGGCGCTGGCAGGACGCGATCGGGCGCATCTACTTCATCGAGCGCAACCCGGCCGAGCCGACAGCGCTGCAGGTCGCATGCGTCGGTGCAGCGAGCACAGTGATCCCGCTCGGCGCGTTGATCAAGGATTCGAGCAACAACGTCTACCTCTGCACGCAGGCCGGCACGATCCCGGCGAGCGGCACGATCACGCTCGGGTTTGCCTGCAAGGTGACCGGGCCGACGCCGGTCCCGGCAGCAGGGCAGGTGTCCATCTACCAGGCGATCCCCGGATGGGACACCGTCAGCGTCGTATCCGGCGTCGTCGGCAGCGACGTCGAGTCGCGCGCGGACTTCGAATACCGGCGCCGACAGTCGGTCGCGCTGAACGCCGCCGGCTCGGTGCCGGCCGTGCGCGCGAAGGTGCTGAATGTCGCGGGCGTGCTCGACGCGTGCGTGCTCGACAACCCGCTCGGCACTTCGGTGGTGAACGGCACCTACACGCTCGCGCCTAACTCGCTGTACGTCGGGGTGTACGGCGGCGCGGCGCAGGACATCGGCAACGCCATCTGGACGAAGAAGTCGCCGGGCTGCAATTACAACGGGAACACGACAGTCACGGTGCAGGACACGAGCGTCGGCTCGCAGCCGTATCCGAGCTACACCGTGAAGTTTCAGGTGCTGACGGCCGTGCCGATCCTGTTCTCCGTGCAGCTCGCGAACAACCCGAATCTGCCGGCCAACATCGTGCAGCTCGTGCAGAACGCGATCATCGCGGCATTCACGGGCGCCGACGGCGGATCGCGCGCGCGCAGCAACTCGACCATCTTCGCGGGCCGCTACTACCCTGGCGTGATCGCGATCGATCCGTCGGTGGAGCTGCTGTCGATCCAGCTCGGCACGACCACGGCGAACCAGAACAGTGTCGTGATGGGGATCGACAAGACGCCGACACTCACGGCGGCGAACATCTCGGTGAGCCTCGTATGAAAAACGTGATGCGCACTGTGATTGCGCAATATGCCAACAGCCCGACGCTGTTGCAGCTGATCGAGAACTACGACCAGTACATCGATCCGTCCACCGACATCGATGCGTTCTACGACATGGTGTGGAACATCGACAGCGCGGTCGGTCGCGGCCTCGACATCTGGGGGAAGATCGTCGGTCTCGAGCATGGCCGTCTGCTGAAGATCCCGTTGGCCGAGATCAATCTCGGATTCAAAGAGGCGGGCAACGCAAGCGCGACGCCTTTCGGCTCTGGGGTCTTCTATTCGGGCAGTACTGTCACCGAGAATTACTACCTGGCGGACGATGCGTTCCGCACGCTGATCCTCGTGAAGGCGATGGCGAACATCTCGGACGGATCGATTCCGAGCTACAACCAGCTGCTGAAGAATCTCTTCAAAGGCCGCGGCCGGTGCTACGTGAACGACCTCGGCAACATGCAGATGCGGTACACATTCGAGTTTTATCTCGAACCGTGGGAGCGGGCGATCATTACGCAGTCCGGTGCATTGCCGCGACCGACAGGCGTGCTGGCGTCGATGGTGCAGATCCCGCAAGGCTCGACGTTCGGATTTGCGGAGCAAGGTCTCGGCGCTCAGCCGTTCGGGCAAGGAACGTTTTTCACTGGAGCATTGAATGCAAGCTAGCCAAACCCCCACTCTCGTCCCGTTGCCGTTCGCTACGAACGGTACGAAGAACACCATCCCCGAAGCGTCGCAGATCAGCATTACGCCTGGTGCGGCGTCGCTCAACGATGGCTTCCCGCCGCTCACGTTCACACCGATTGCAGCGGGCGGTGTGCCGCCGGCCGGCGCGGACTTCAACGGCATCCTGAACCTGATCACCCAATCGATTCGATGGAAGCACGCGGGCGGTCAGTTCGGCTACAACTCGACTTTCGCGAACGACGCGAACGTCGGCGGCTATCCGCGCGGCGCGTTGCTGCTGCGCTCCGATCAAAGCGGCCTGTGGCTCAACCAGACCGACAACAACGCGACGAACCCGGACACGGGCGGAGCGGGGTGGGTCGCCGCGTTCATGAGCGGCACGGTCGGGCAGACGCGCAACCTCTTGATGAGCGTGACCGCAGTTAGCGCTTCGGCGACGCTGACTGCAGACGAAATCGTCGTCGGCGCGGCGCTCGGGGGGCAGAAGTATGTGCTCGGCGCGTTCAGCAAGACGATCAACCTCGCGACGACCGGCGCGGGTGGCATGGACACTGGCGCTGCGCCGGCGTCGGGCTACGTCGCGCTGTACGCGATCTATAACCCGACCACCGGCGCGAGCGCGTTGCTCGCGACCAATGCGACAAGCACGACCGCGCCGAGCGTGTATGGCGGTGCAAACATGCCGTCCGGGTACACGGCGAGCGCGCTGGTGAGTGTATGGTCGACCAACAGCAGCAGCCAGTTCAAGATCGGCACGCAGAGAGACAGGTCGATCGTCTTTCCTACCGCGAACATCTTGACCACGTCGACAACCAATGCCAGCTACACATCTCTTTCGTTATCGGCCGTGGCGCCATTAAACGCAAAATCGATCGTCGGGGAAATGTCGGTATCGTCTAACACGTCCGGCAGCAACAACCTGAACATTATTATTGCAGCAGATGCGAATGGATCGAGTCGTTTTCCGCTCGTGGTCGGTTTGACATCTGCTAGCGGATATAATCAAACCGTTGGCATTAGTTTGATGCTGGCTACCGCGCAAACTCTTTATTACACGACTGCCAATGGGGCTGGCACGCCTTCGTTCTCAATCAGTATTGGTGGTTACACTATCTGAGAGTAAATTATGGGAAATGTAAATGTTCAGTTCTCTGATTCAAGCGAATCCGCGATCGTTTCGTATTTCAGCGGCCCGCAAGATCCGTCCGAATACGAGAACCTAGGGACAGTGGATACCGACGACGCACGATGGGCCGCGTTCTACGCGGCCATGGGGGGAGATCGGTCGATGTTGCCAGCCCCCACGGGCGCATCGACGTCGGATCCGGGCACATAATTGCCGGCTCGCTCGCCGTAGCCGGCGCTGCGCTATACTATCGCCCGAGAAAACGGGGGGGGCGATATGTGGCTGCATGACCAAGTAATCCAGTTCTTCGGTGTAGGCGGCCTGATGGCGCTTTCGGGCGCCAATCAGCTTAACTGGCACTCGCTGTTGACGCTGAACGGTATAGAGGCGGCCATCGCGCCGATATTCCCGCTTGCCATTGTGCTGGAACTCATGTTCCTGGTATGGCTAAATCGCCGCTCGGCGTCGGGGATATATGCCGCGTACAAAATCCCCGTGATGATGTATGTCTTCAATGCAATCCTCGCCGCGCTCGTCAATCTTGATGTGTTCTTCTGGACACAGCGCCATTTCGCAGCGCTCGCGCCGTTCACGGCACCGCTTCGAATCCGATGGTTTGTCTACTCCTATCTGGTTTGGGAACTTAGCCACTTTGTCTACCACTGGACCTGCCACAAGGTCCGGATACTGTGGTGCTTGCACTCGCCGCATCATGCTCCTGAGCACATGAACATCTCTGTGATCTTCACGGCGTTCTTCTTGCAGGGCACCTACGCAACCATCGTTCGCACCGCAATTTGTTCGCTGCTGGGTGTGCCGATGGAACTGCTATTTCTGGTAATGGTGATCGATTCGTGCTGGGGTACGCTGATCCATGTCAGCGAAGAGGTGTGGCCGTCCGGCCGCTTCCGCGGCGTGCTCGGGCGTGTGCTGCTCAACCCGTCGCATCACCGCGTACACCATGCGAGCAACCCGGAATATATCGACATGAACTACTGCAACACGCTGCCGATATGGGACAAGATTTTCGGCACGCTGCAGCATGAGATACCGGGGGTGAAGCCCGTCTATGGGATAACGCGAGAGGTGAAGAGATTGAGCTTCACCGATATGTATTTCGGTGAGATTGGACTCTTGTGGCGAGATATCAAGAACGCTGCCTCGTGGAGGGACCGCTTGATGCACATAGTGATGCCTCCGGGTTGGAGGCCAGCCGGATCGAAATGATGAGGGCCGCCTTCGGGCGGCTTTGTCGTTTACGGCCGCCCCTGAGGCGGCTTTTTCATGCCCAATGCCAGAGATCGAGGCGCCCATGACGACGAAAGGGAATCGGGGCAGCCAGTGTCGGGCTCCGGATGCGCCCCCTCAATTTCAATGATTTTCTGAGTAAACCTTTGGCCGATAATCAGCGCATCCGATTTTAAATTAACGGA